TCGGATATAGCGAAAGAAGCAAAGGAAAGAGGAGTAGAGATCATCAATGCCAGTCCTGATAGTATGATCACTCAATTTCCTAAAGTCTCTGTGAAGGAATTATTATTATATGGTTAATGAACTTAAAATTCTATGTGTACTTAAGACTGGAGGGGACTATTCTGCTAAGTATGTTTCGGCTTTACAAATGAGCGTGGATAAATATATTTTTGGTAAATACAAATTTATTTGTTTAACTGATGATTCAAAGGTTAATTTTTGTAATACTCTTTCTTTGGGTAATAAGTGGAAAGGCTGGTGGAGTAAGATTGAAATATTTACAATAACAGGTCCAAGTATTTATTTTGATCTTGATACGGTAGTTGTGGGGGACCTTACTTCGTACATCCAATACATCAGGGCATTGAATACTGATGAGTTCATAGGAGTAAGGGCGTTTAATCCGATAAGAAATAAATTTCCTGAGACTAAATTTAATTCCGGTGTGATGGGATGGAATGGGGATTTTAAGTTCGTGTATGATAAATTTGATTATTCTGTTGATAGTGTCAATAGGAAATTTTGTGGAGATCAGGACTACATTTCCAAATCTCTTAGAGATAATAATGTGAAGATAAAATTTTGGCAGGACAAGGTAAAGGGATTGTATAGTTATAAAAGACAGATAAGACCTTTAAAGGATAATTTACCTAAAAATGCAAGTGTAGTTTGTTATCATGGGACTCCGAGACCCCACCAGGTGATTCATTTACCTTGGATGCAGGAGTGGCGAAAGGCATATTGTGAAAAATAAGATCGTGGATGCAAGAACAATCTCAATTATTATGCCGACAAGAAAGAGAACCGGCAATCTGATTCGTTTGATTAACTCTGTTTTAGAAACTTGTAGGTATCCTGAAAATATTGAGATGTGTATTAGAGTTGATTATGATGATAAGGAATCGGCCCTTGCACTAATATCTTTTTCAGACAGGATTGGAGTAAAGATTTCTATTGGAGCAAGACAAAAATGCCACGGCTATTATTGGAATGATGCGTGGAAGTTAGCGACCGGGGATGTTCTTCAAATGAGTAGCGATGATTTTATATATAGAACTAAGAATTGGGATGTGGAGGTATTAAAGGAAATAAATAAATTTGATGATAAGATTGCTTTTGTCTACGGGGAAGATGGTTTTCAACATGGAGCATTGGGCACTCATTTCTTTATTCACAGAAGATGGGCGGATGCTTTAGGATTTTTTGCTCAGATGCATACAAATGTATTTTATTACGACACTTGGCAGGATGTTCTCGCCACGAAGGTGAATAGAAAGGTATATCGAGCAGACTTATTGTTTGAGCATGTTCATTGGGTTACCGGTAAGACTATTAAAGACGATGTAGCAAAGGAGGCTGGAGAGAAGGCAAAGGGTGATGGGAAAATTTGGAAGTCTCTTCGGCAAAGTGAAGTGATGCAGAAAGACTTTGATAAATTGAGGAGTTTATTAAGTGCATAATTTATCCTTGCTGATATGTTCCTTAGCTGATCGGAAGGATTCGCTGAACAGACTTTTGACTGTATTGGGCCCTCAATTAGTTGAAGGTGTTCAGGTAATTATTAACTCGGATGGAGGTAAGAAGTCTGTTGGACAAAAGAGAAATGAATTGTTAGATAGTGCCATAGGAAGGTACGTTTCTTTTATAGATGATGATGATCTTATTAGTGATGATTATGTGTCTTTAATTTTGGACGCTATAAAGAATAATTGTGATGTGGTGGGAATACAGTTGTTGATGACTACCGATGGAGAAAAAGAATGTAGAACCTACCACTCATTAAAATATGATAAATGGTGGGATGAAAAAGATCCAGACAGACCAGGACTAAGAAGGTACTTTAGGAATCCAAATCATTTGAATCCAGTGAAGAGGGAGCTGGCATCAGTAGTTAGGTTTTCTGATAAGGATCGTGGGGAGGATCATGATTATAGTAAAAGACTTTTGCCTTTACTGAAGACTGAGGCTTATATTGAAAAACCTGTTTATTATTATCAGGCCAGGAGCAGGAAGTAATGAATGACCCCATTTTAATTACGGGCGCAGCAAGAAGTGGTACCAGTATGGTGGCTGGGGCAATAAACATTTGTGGAGCCTTCGGTGGTAATATGCGAGGTCCAAATAAGAATAATGAGAAGGGTATGTTTGAGAACGCCAGGATTGTTCAGAACCTAACTAAGCCTTATCTCAGAGGCATAGGAGTAGATCAGCTTGGACAATATCCTTTACCAAATATTCATAATCTTCTTATTCCATCTAATTGGAGAAGGCGGGTGGAGCAGGTAATGATAGAGGAAGGGTATAAGGAAGGTCCATGGTTCTATAAGGGCGCTAAGATGTGTTTAACCTGGCCTATTTGGAATTTTGCCTTTCAGGATGCTAAGTGGATTATTGTTAGGAGAAGGACAGGGGATATTGTTACCTCCTGTATGAAAACAGACTTTATGCGGGCGTTTAGAAATCCAAAGTATCAGAGGGAAGTAGGAGCTGACAACGAAAGGGAGGGCTGGCTTTGGTGGGTTCATCAGCATGAGAAAAGATTCGTGGAGATGATTGAGACTGGATTGAACGTGAAGATGATTTGGCCGGAGCGTATGGTTTACGGAGATTATAAGCAGATCATGGAGATGGTTGATTGGTTAGGATTAGAGTGGAAGTCTGAAGTGTTATCATTCGTAGATCCAAAGCTATGGAAGGCCCGAAGGAGAGGACAATGGCAAACCGAGTTACAGTCGCAGAAGTAAAAGAGATTATTGAAACGTCCATGACGGATGGTGATATTACTGCTTTTACTACAGCGGCAAATCTTACTGTTACAGATGTATTAGGAGATAGCGCGGCACTATCCTTAGATCAGCTAAAAGAAATTGAACGGTGGCTGACTGCTCACTTAATAGCAAGTACAAGAGAGCGTATGGCATTAACAGAAGGAGCAGGGGGAGCAGAGATTACCTATACTGGGGAGTGGGGGAGTGGTTTAAGTTCCACTCCTGATGGACAGATGGTTATGGTGCTGGATACGACTGGTGGTCTGAAGTCATTGGATAAGAAACGGGCGTCTATATTAGCAGTTACGAGTTTTGACGAATGAGCATATCAAAGTTTATAGAAAAGGTCTGCATTCAAACGGCTGTATATTGGGGTGCTCCTACTCCGGATGGCTATGGAGGTAAAACATACTCAGATCCGGTAGAGATTCCTTGTCGCTGGGATGATACACTTGAAGTGATTAAAGACGAAAGAGGAGAGGAAATTATATGTAAAGCGAAGGTACTTGTTACACAGGATCTTGAAGAAGGTGGGATGCTGTATCTTGGTACCTTGGAGGATCTTGGAGTTGTTACAGGCGGAAATGTCGTGATGGGAGGTTTAGGAACCGGGAATATTGTTTTGGCAGGTTTAAACAAGATGAGTTATCCTGAAGACGTGGAAGATGCTTATGAAATAATAATAATTAAAAAAATCCCCATGATTCGTTCAACTTCAGAATATGTAAGGACGGTGTACTTAAATGCCGGTGATAGGACTTAGTGCAGTATTAAATAATCTGAATAGGGAGATCAAGGCTTTGGACGGAAGGATCATGAAGGGGCTGATTCGTTCTGCTATTCTCGTACGTAGAAGTACGGAGGAAACTCCTCCATTAACTCCAGTTGATATGGGAAATTTAAGAGCAAGTTGGTTTACCAATCCTCTTGGACCGAAAACCTTGCAGATAGGTTATACAGCGTCTTATGCGGTATTCGTTCATGAGATGCTGGATGTTGGAGGTAGAAAAATAAATTGGAGTAGACCACGATCAGGCCCAAAGTGGTTTGAAGCGGCATTGAAAAGAAATAGGGATGAGATTTTAAAGATCATCAGGGAGGAGACTCGATTTAAAAAATGAATGCCCCGTCTGTTGATGTGAAAGACATATTTGAGGCTGATTCCAGTTTGGAACTGACCTTTTTGACAAACTTGTTTATTGGGAAGGCCCCGGTCACTCCTGCGGATTGCGTCGTAATTTATGATACGCCCGGATGGCCCCCACAATTGACCTTGACTCCTGGAGAGAATTATTATTATCCATCCATACAAATTATGGTCAGAGCAAATCATTATATAAAGGGATGGGATTTGATTAATGATATAAAGGTTTCACTTCATGGTCGCTCCCACGAGACTTGGAATGGAACTTTATATACTGTGATTCGATGTACCAGTGAACCTGCCCTGTTGAACTGGGACGAAAAAAATCGGGCGCAGTTTGTTGTTAATTTTGATTTACAAAGGAGGTGAGAATATGT